AGTTACAAATACAACCCATTGACAATCTTTTGGGCGAAATTGCTGCGGTCGGGTCATATATTCTGTCGTATGTTGTAATGCTTCTCGGGTCCAAAGTAACGTATATCGGAACAAGGGGCATTCCAATTATTGGCAAATCATATTCTGAAAATGCTAAAGGGTGAGCAAGGAAATTGAATTACGCCAATAGTGGGTAAAATGTCAAATTGTGTAATCAGTCTCGAACAGGCGCAATTTTCCAGATACTGGCATGAACGGCAACGCTTTTGCATTTTTGAGTATCCACGCAAAGCAGCTGCCTGGTTCATGCCATTGTTCTGGGTCGAGAGTGGGGGTGAGTTCGGTTTCTGCAACGCAGTCAACCAGTTCAACAATTCCAACAATTCCGCCGGTGGGCAGAATTTGCGGTATGCTAATTCCAGTGGTAGCCATGACCTCGCGCAATGTAGCGAATGTACTCTCGTCAATATCCCAGGTTTTGCTGGCATGAATCAACAACTGGCCACGGTAATCCGTATTCCAAGACCGGTCCTCGATCTGCTTGTAGCCGTGGGCGATCAGCCAAGCCCACGGCTGCTTGATACTGAGTGTTTTCACTTAGAAATCCTGCCCGAACAGATATCGAGCACGTCTGAGGGCCTGTCGGCGGGTCAGATATCCCCCCAACGAGCTCACCCTGTGCGCGTACTCAGTATGGCAGTTGGTGAGTTCCTGCGCTCTTCTATCCAGGGGGCGCTGGTATTGGCCCGCAGCCTCGTCCCATTCAGCAACCGCGTAGCGCGTTTTGCCATGGTCATCAGTGTATTCATGTACAAATTGCCCGAATTTTGTTTTCATCGCGTCTCCATACCCCCATTATATGCGCAATTTTGCGCGTTGTCAATAGGCAATTAGGGGGTTCATATGGCTAAACCGCGCCATCAATTACAACCGTCTGGCGAATTGGTCCAGCGCGTCAGATCTGAGGTTGACGATCTAATTTTGTATTTTTCATGTGGCAAGGATTCTATTGCTATGTGGTTATGGCTGAAACAATTTGATTTCAATATTCATCCGGTTTTTCTTTACATGGTTCCAGATCTGCGGAGTGATCAAGAAAATTTAGCGTATTATGAGCATTTTTTTGGGCAGCGCATAATGCGTTTTCCACACCCATTATTCTACAAAATGTTAAATGATCTGGTGTATCAGCCGCCTGAGAGATGTGCACAAATTCTCGCGTTTGATCTGCCATACTTTGATTTTGGGGACCTAGATCAGGTTATCGCTAATGGCTATCTGGGTGGTCGGCCGTATTATGCAGCTATGGGTATGCGAATAAATGATAATCTTGATCGCCGCATGATGATGTACAAGAATGGCGTTTTGGGTTCAAAGGGGCGCCGGTTTTATTATCCGATCTGGGATTGGCCCATGGCCCAGCTTGGAGAAGTTATTAACAATAGCGGCGTAAAACTCCCGCGCGCTTATGAGTTTTCCGGGCGGACAGTAGCTGCAATTGATTATTATTACATGAAGCCATTTAGAGATGCCTATCCAGATGATTTTTTGAAGATTCTTGAATGGTTTCCATTGCTTGAGGCTGAATTTTACAGGTACGAAAGGATGTCCAATGGTTAAAACTACAAAAAAAACTGGTATATTGACCAAGAAGTTAAAATCGCTTGATTCTCCAGACATTGACAGCATGTTTGATTCATCCGGGTTGCCTGGTCTGCCGCCAATCGCCGCAACAGATACTGAGCAAATCGCTAACAGGGAAGTTGTTGACATGATGACAATGATTAAGGAAAATCGTAAAAACAATGCTGAACGATTTAGAGATATTGAAGCTGGAGAATTTTGGTTTTGCGTTTGTTTTCAGAGCCGTAGTCAAAAGGAAGATTTTGTTAAGATGTTATTAGAGCGTTACCCAGGACACGACAATTTTGGTGATAAGTATGTTTCTGGTTTGGAATTAGCGGAGATGCTGGATATTCCGGTTACTCCGATAATTTTAGGGGTTAAGAAGAGCCGCTTAGCTCCTAAATCCTTACGTGAAACGGAGGTGATCAAGAATGCGTAATCTGACTGGTGTTACCCGTGGGGCACTTGCTCGGGGTTCTGTTCGTCGGTCCAACTCAGCTATTCGCCGCGGTGGCGCTGGCGGCGGTCGCGGAGGCTAGGCTTTATGGCATCCCTGCGATTGACAAAAGGAATCATAGAAAAGGCTTGTGAATTGCGGGCCTATGGCGGCTCTGATGGTGCCTGTGCCAGACACGCAGGGGTGCCGGTCCAAACATTTGCCCGGTGGATGCATTATGGTCAGATGTTGCAAGATTATGTTGATAATCAAAATCGATTTGAGCCTGTTGAAGTTTACAGACTATGGCTAAAAGAAGCGACAAAAATTCAGGAAAAATTACGCAGGGAATTAGAGCAAACTGGGGGTGTTCTGACAAAGGAACACAGGGCATATCTTAGATTGTGGTTAAGCATGATGAAGGTAACTGATTCCCTGGTACAGGAATGTCATATCACTATTGACCGTGCGAAAAACCAAGATCCCAATTGGGCAATGCGGGTTTTGCGCTGGTTTCATCCTGAGGAATACCGGGAACCCGCTGAAATTGCGAGTGATAACCAGAAAGAATTACAGTCAGCCGCGCCAGATATACCGTCATTGCGTGTGGATATGATTGCGCCATTATTTGTTGATGTTTATGATGATATTCATGCCGGTAATCATACTGAATATGTGTTGTTTGGAGGGCGTGGTTCAACAAAATCATCTTTTACCAGCATAGTTATTATTGATCTTTTATTGCGAAACCCGCATAGTCATGCGTTGTTGATGCGCCAGGTCGCCAACACTCTGAGGGATTCTGTTTATAATCAGATGATTTGGGCAATTAACGAATGGGGGCTTGAAGATAAATTTAAGTGTACAACCTCGCCATTGGAAATTACTTATTTACCAACTGGACAAAAAATTTATTTTAGGGGCGCGGATGATCCAGGTAAAATCAAATCAATTAAACCGCCATTCGGTTATATCAGTATTCTATGGTTCGAAGAACTTGATCAATTTCATGGCGAAGAGGCAATCCGAAAAATCGAGCAGTCAGTTATGCGTGGCGGAGATTCGATATTTGAATTCAAAACATTTAATCCGCCCAGAACAGTAAATAATTGGGTAAATAAATATACGCTTATTCCAAAAGAATCTCAGTATCAGCACAAATCAACTTATCTTGATCTTGGTGGTAGAGCTGTGCGCTGGTTAGGTAAAGCATTTTTAGACGAGGCCGAACATCTTAAACAGGTTAATCCTCTTGCATATGAACACGAGTATCTTGGTGTATCAAATGGTACTGGTGGAGTAATTTTTGAAAATGTCAAGGTACGCAAAATAGGAATTGAGGAATTTGATCAATTTGACCGGATTTTGATGGGTGTCGACTGGGGGTACTTTCCTGATCCGTTTGCCTGGTTAAAGTGTCATTATGATGCAGCGCGCCATAAATTATATTTACTTGATGAGTTGAAAGTTCTGAAAGCGGGGAACCGTGAAACGCATAATATTCTGGTAACAGAAAAGCAGGTTCGGCCAGATGAATTAATTATTGCTGATTCCGCAGAACCGAAATCTATTGCGGATTACCTGGAATATGGGTTAATGTGCCGCGGTGCAGAAAAGGGCCCGGAATCTTTAAAATACAGTATAAAGTGGTTACAATCGTTAACAGAAATTGTTATCGATCCCGAACGAACGCCGTTTGCGCTAGAGGAATTTGTGGGATATGAGTTTGAACAAGATAAAGACGACAATTTCATTAGTGCCTACCCAGACAAGAATAATCATTTTATTGATGCAGCCAGGTATTCAACAAACTTGATTTGGAGAAGGCGAGGACAGTAATGTTTGAAAAAATTCTCCAGTGGATTAAAGGAGCGTGGTCTATGATGATTGGACAGAACGTAATCAAGGAAAAACTAAAAGCTGAGGTTGCTCTCAGTAATGCTATGACTGACGCGATCAAATTATGGTCAGACATGTTTGAGGGCAAATCTGAATGGCTGAAAGAAAATGAGATTTTCAGCCTGGGAGTTGCTGGCGCGGTGTCTTCTGAAATTGCCAGAGCGGTGACATTGGAACTGAGTGTCGCTGTCGGTTCAGGTGCCCGGGCGAAATATCTTCAGGAACAACTTGACCGCGTTATTCCCAAACTCCGAGTGCAGATTGAGTATGGCGTAGCAAAGGGTGGGTTGATGATGAAGCCTTACCCAAAGGGCAAAAATATTGAAGTAGATTATGTTCAGGCTGATCAGTTTTACCCAACTGAATATGATGCTGATGGGAATATTACTGGGTGCATTTTCACAGACCAGAAGGTGCATGATGGGAAATATTACACGCGCTTGGAGTATCATCATTTTGGGTCTGTTGATCTTGAAAATAAAAGCAATATTTCTGGATATGTAATTCAAAATCTTGCTTTTAGAAGTAATACCAGTTCTGAATTGGGGCAACAGGTTCCACTTGATTCTATTTCAGAATGGGCGGAGATTGAGCCAGTTGCCGTGGTTACAGTTGATCGTCCATTGTTTGCGTATTTCAAATACCCGCTGGCAAACACGATTGACCTTGCCAGTCCTATTGGTGTTTCTTGTTTTTCAAGAGCGACTGGTTTAATCGAGCAAGCTGATAAATTGTGGTCAAATCTAGTCTGGGAGTTTGAATCTGGTCAACGGGCGCTATATGCAGACATTTTAGCATTTACCAATGAAAACGGGAAACAGGTTTTGCCACAAAAGAGGCTTTATCGGGCGTTGAACGGAGTAAGTAATCCAGTTGGCAGTAACCCAGAGGGTTTATATCACGAATGGAGCCCAGAATTTCGCGAACAATCAATACTGAGCGGGCTTGACGCGATCCTGAAAAAAATTGAGTTTCATTGCGGATTATCTTATGGCACCATTTCAGACCCCGCTGTGGAAGCAAAAACCGCTACTGAGATCAAAATCAGCCAACAGCGGACTTACGCGACAATCACTGACACACAAAAATCTTTGCAGGCGGCGCTGGATCAACTTTTATGGGTAATGGATATATGGACTACGTTGTATAAATTAGCGCCTGCTGGAAAGTACAAAGCAATTTATGATTTTGACGATTCGATCATCGTTGACAGTAATGCCCAACGACTAAATGATTCAGAAGCAGTTTCTATGGGCGCTATGAGCCTGGTT